ACAATGGTACGTTAATAAGATGCTTTCAAACTTCATACAGCAATGTGGTAGAGGTATACGTAACCAAGAGGATCATTGCGTTACATATGTACTTGATGCTAATATATATGATGCTGTTCTACGTAATAAAACAAAATTACCTAAGTACTTCTTAGATAGATTTATATAAACGACGGGTATTTGAATAAATATTGTCGATGATGGCGTTTAAAAACTACTACTACGTTGATGAAAGTCTCAAGGGTGCTGCAGTAGCCAGTGCATTAGGCCTAGCTTCACTTACTGGTGGTACGGAGACCGCTGATGCAAAGCCAGCGATTACGTTTACATCTCCTTCTAGGATCCCAGTAAAGGTATCACCGTCTCCGACTTATGACCCTAGCTTCATAAAGGAAGTAAAAGAAGCAGAAAACTCAGTAAATGCCGGTTGGAGGAATAATAAGTTTTACCCGTACCCGAGTGTAGAAGGTGGTACAGCTACTATTGGATATGGACATAAACTCACTAATAGTGAGTCTAGAACTGGTAAATTTTCATCCGGCTTAACAAAATCAGAAGCCACTGCACTACTTTTAAAAGATCTACGTGACTCAGAAGATAGGCTAAAGAGACACTTAAGATTAAAATATGGTGTAGATTATAATACTCTAAAACTTAATCAAAAAGAAATACTGCTTGACTTCACTTTTAATATCGGCAATGTTACTACTAAATTTCCTAAGTTTACACAGCATGTACTTAATAAGAATAAAGCAGGTATGATTAAAGAGTACGAGAGAAAATACAAAGATAAGAAAGGCAGAGTTTACCCACTACAAGACCGGAATGAGAGAACATTACGCTTTATTCAGGATCAGTTTTAGGCTTTTTTTTCTTCTTCCTTACCGGTAAAGTAACGAACATCGTCTTCATTTTTCCACCTGGCTGACCTTTAAACCCCGATACAGATTTGGTACTATGAGGTTCATTCAGTTGCGGGTTGACAGTACCATACTTACCACTAGGTCTAACCTTAACCGGTCTCTTAGTATCAGTAGGTGCAGTAAAGTCTTCTAGAAGTTGTTTACATAGATCATCAAAGTTCATACTAGTATTTAGAGTTTAAAGTTGAAAATCCCACATTATACCTTATAATTATATGATGCCAAGCACTCAAAAGATTAATTGTGTCTTCACCGGTAAACCTACTGTTTACTCTGGTGATTTCCTTAAGAAAAAGATAGATGAATACGGTAGTGAGGATAATCTCATAAAATATTATGTTTGTAGGGAAGTAAAGGCCTTTCTAAAGAAAGGCTATAGGTGTGAGGATATACGAAAAGTATTAAATGTAGATGATAGTGTGCCGTATCCTACAGAAGAGGTTATATCGTGCATCCAAGAGAAGTTTGGCAAGAAGACTATTTTAAAAGATCACCCTAGTTTCAATAACGCTCTAACAGGATTTACATATAATAAAACTGATTCTGACGTTGAACATTTTATAAAGGAGTATATAATCAAGGTATGAACTTAACTGCACGAATTAATAGCGATAAGGTAGAAATCTTTGATGTACAGACCGGTGGTATACAGGCATCTCACAGCCTACCACCTGGGGAATATACCGGACCTACGATCTCCGGTGATGTGGTCTCTGTAATTATTAAAACCCCATACATGGGAGATAAGATTAGAACAATCAATATCAAGACAGGCGCAATGATTAGCGAGATTTCAATGTAATGATTGATATAAGATTAGTAGACCAGCCGGTCGATATTGATAAGTTCGAAGCATATAGTGGCAACCTGCCTACTCTATTTTTAGGTTTTGCTATTAAAAACGAGTATGATCATGCACGGCTCTCGATTAATAAAAAATATAACCCGAAAAAAGCATTAATAGTACATAAAAAAGATGCAGATGATTACTTTATATTACCCCTGTATGGTCTATTTCTAGAGCTTAATAAGACCGGTAAAGAGTTAGCTGCTACTCTTGAAAATCAGCAAAAAAAAGAGCAAGTTGATATCGTAACATACGAGCAGATATTAGATGAGTACAATATGACATGTAATGATGCATATTCGTATCTCAACAAGCATGTCTTCCCTGTAGACTTCAACGCTTTTACACTCTTAACAGATCATCCGATCATCAATGATAAGAAGATTTTACAGCACTTACTCGAATTAGAAGAAGATGAATTTAATTTTCAAAGATTCGGTGCCTTTAAACTATTAATACTAACAAAATAAAGTAAATAAACTCATATATGAACATTGTGAAGAGAAACGGGGAATCAGTTCCCTATAACGTGGAGAAGATACATCGGGTTATCGAATGGGCTGTGGAGGGTATTAAGGGGGTAACAGTATCTGATATTGAAATTAATGCTGATCTGCAGAAGAAAGATGGTATGACGACAGTTGAAATACACGACGTCTTAGTTGATTCAGCCGCGAATTTAATTAGCCTTAGCTCGCCTAATTATCAGTATGTCGCAGCACGGCTACTTTCATATCATCTACGTAAAGAGGTCTGGGGAGGTAAAAATCCACCCAGACTTAGCGATTTTATTAATGAAAATGTGCACGATCACGATGTCTATGATGAAGATATTCTAATGATGTATAATAAGACTGAGATTAATAAACTTGATGAGTATATCGATCATAGTCGCGATAATAACTTCACATACGCCGGCATGAGACAATTATGTGACAAATACCTTATTCAGGATAGGTCAACAGGCAAGCTTTATGAGACTCCTCAATTTGCTTATATGATTATTGCTATGGTGTGTTTCGGTCAGTATGAAGGTGAAACACGTATTGCTTATGTAAAGAAAGCATACGACTACTTCTCAAGGTTTAAGATCAATATACCTACCCCGCTTATGGCTGGTGTACGTACTAAGATAAGACAATATGCATCTTGTTGTTTGATTGATATCGATGATACTCTACCTTCTATATTCTCATCATCTGCCGCGGCTGGTTTTGCTACAGGATCGAGGTATGGTATCGGTTTAAATATTGGTCGTGTAAGACCGATCAACTCACCTATCAGAAACGGGGAAGTATTGCATACTGGTGTTATTCCATTCCTCAAGCTAATGGAGTCTACTGTTAAGTCATGTCATCAGAATGGTATTAGAGGTGGCTCTGCAACAGTAAACTTTCCCTTCTGGCATTACGAGGTTGAAGATATGCTAGTACTTAAGAATAACTCTGGTACTGATGATAACCGCGTTAGAAAACTTGACTACTGTATTCAATTTAGTGAGTTATTCTATCAGAGGTTTCTTAAGAATGAGGATATTACTTTATTCTCTCCGAACGAAGCAAAGGAGCTATACGACGCATTTGGTCATCCAAACTTCGATGAACTGTACGAGCAGTATGAGCGTAAAACGTCATTGAAGTTTAAGAAGACTATTAAGGCACGTTCTTTAATGTCCCTCTTCGTAAAAGAGCGTGTTGAGACTGGTCGTATATACTTCATGAATATCGATCATTGTAACCAACGTTCTGCGTGGGATACAGATGTTAAGATGACAAACCTATGTGTAGAAGTACTACACCCTACTAAGCCTCTACAGGACACTTCTGATACTGATGCTGAGATTGGTATATGTATCCTCTCTGCTATTAACGTATTGGAAATTCAATCAGACGCTGAGATGGAAAAAGTTTGTGATATTACTATTCGCATTCTGGATCAACTTATTGACTACCAGGACTACTTCTTACCGGCAGCTGAAAACTTTACTAAGAACAGAAGATCGCTCGGAATTGGTATTACTAACTTTGCTGCTTATCTTGCGAAGAAGGGTGTCGGTTATGAGGATGCTGAAGCTCCTAACGTCGCAGATGAGTTGATGGAGAAGGTACAATATAACCTACTAAGTGCATCGTGCAAGCTTGCAGAAGAAAAAGGTGCATGTTCGAAGTTTAATGAAACTAAATATTCAAAGGGTTGGTTGCCGATTGATACATATAAGAAAGAGATTGACGAATATGTAACGAGAGAGAATTCTATGGACTGGGAAGCTCTTAGAGCAAGAATTAAGGAGTTTGGCCTCAGACATAGTACTGTATCTGCTATTATGCCTTGTGAGAGCTCTTCCGTTATTCAGTGCTCTACTAATGGTATTGAGCCTGTTAGATCCTTTATTACATATAAGAAATCTAAAGCGAGGACGCTACCTGTTATTGTACCTAACTACTCATCATATAAGAGCAAGTATACGCTAGCGTATGATATGGAGAGTAACGAAGGTCTTATTAAGATTGTAGGTGCATTACAGAAGTGGGTCGATATGAGTATTAGCGCTAATGTATATTATAACTACGCACATTATGACAGTGGTGCGTTACCAGATGCAAAAGTAATTAAAGAGATACTTTTAGCATATAAACTGGGTTGGCGTACTGGTTATTACCTAAATACTGATGATGGTGACAAGCAGAGTTCAGGTGAAGAAGCCGTTGATGATGGTTGCGAATCCGGAGCATGTGCAATATAATTTAGTAACACCATTATAATACAATTAATATGAACACCGTTTTAAATACAAAAAATGTCGATACCACGAAAGAGCCTATGTTTCTTGGACAAGATCTGTCCCTGCAACGGTACGATAGATTCAAATATCCAAAGTTTTTTGAGCTATGGAGAAAGCAGGAAGAGTTTCATTGGTTACCAGAAGAAGTATCTCTAACCAAGGACCGGAATGACTATGAGAATCTGACAGATACTGAAAGATTTATTTTCAATAGCAATCTCAGATGGCAGACTATGACTGATAGTATGCTTTCTAGGAGTATTCATAACATCAAAAATTATGTATCTAAT